GCGTCCTAAAACAAACAATTCACATTGCAACTCCAATAGTTGTAGGACGTTCAAAAAAATCAAAAATGAACAAATTATTAAAAGATGCAATCGCAGACGCAAAAGCTGTTAGAGAAACTGCTTTAGCTAATGCAAAGATGGCACTCGAAGAAGCATTCGCTCCAAAGCTGCAATCAATGCTTTCTCACAAAATCAAAGAAGAGATGGAAGAGGAAGAGCCGATGGCAGAGATGGAAGACGAAGAAGAGATCACAATGGAAATGTCCGATGAGGATGAGATGACATCTGAAGGGGAAGGTGGTGAGCCAGAAGTAGAAGATGAAGTTGAATCTGAAGAGGAGGTTGAAGTTTCTGACGAAGGTTCTGAGGAAGAAGCATCAGCTGAAGCCGAAGAAGAAGAAATGTCTGATGAGGAATTAGAAGAGATTCTAAGAGAATTAGAAGGCGAAGAAGACGAAATGGCTAACGAAGGTGAAATGTCTGACGAAGATGAGTCAATGGAAGAAGGTATGAAATCTGACGATGACGAAATGAATGAGGCAGACGAAGAAGAAGAAATTGACCTAGAAGAAATCATCAAAGCTCTACGCGAAGAAGAAGGTGAAGAGGAAAAGATGGAAGAAGAGGAAGATATGGAAGCTGAGGCTGAGTTAGAAGAGGCTTACGAAGTGATCAAGTACTTGCGAGGAAAGCTTAACGAAGTAAACTTATTGAATGCTAAACTACTTTATGTAAACAAGTTATTCAAGAAAGCTGAGTTGAGTGAGACTAAGAAAGTGAAGATTATCGAAACTTTCGATCGAGTGACAACTGTAAGAGAAGCTAAATTGGTATATGCTACATTAGCAGAATCAATGACAACAATTGCTCCGATTGCAAAAAGCAAAAAAGTTGTGAAACGTACAAAAAGAGGATTGACTGAAGGTATCGCTTCTGCTCCAAGCAAAGCTACTAAAAAGCCGATCATCGAAAACACTGTTTACAACCGATTTAACGAATTAATTAATTACAACAAGTAAAAAGCTAAAAACCTAAGAAAAAAATGAATTTATTCGAAGGAATGGGAGAAACTAACAGAAGTGCAGAAAACAAAGCACTTATCTCCAAATGGTCTAGAACAGGCCTATTAGAAGGACTTGGTTCTAAGAATGAAGAAGCTACTGTAGCTGTCATGTTAGAAAACCAAGCAAAACAGCTTTTGAAGGAAGGATCCGCTACTACAGCTGGTACCACTGGTGCTGGATATGAGCAGTGGACTGGAGTTGCTCTTCCATTGATCAGACGAGTATACGCTGAGATCGCAGCAAAGGAATTTGTTAGCGTTCAGCCAATGAACTTGCCATCAGGACTAGTATTCTATCTTGACTTCAAATACGCTAATGATAAAAACCCATTTGGATTTGATCCAGAAGGACAAAACCAAACTGGTACATTACAAGGTATCACTGACACTACCGGAGATCCATCTGATGGTCTTTACGGAGCAGGTCGTTTCGGATACTCTATCAACTCATCAGTTGTTACTGGATTATCAGGAATCGCTACTGGATCAGTAAGTGCAGCTGACGTATTCTACGATGGTAACTATACTGCATCTTTAGGTGACTACGCTTCTATCGCAGTTCCAACATCATCTCTTCCAGGACTTGATTTGGAAGGTGTACGATCGTTCGCTATTGTATCTGAGAGTGCTGCTTTGGATGTACTTCCTGCATTTACGCAAGTAGTGGGTGGAAACGTACAGTTTATCATCGCTGCATCAGCAATTGGTGACCCAGCTGAAGCTGTTGCTGCAGTATCTTACTCAGTACAGCCTACTAACGATGACAGAGGTGACTTCGAGGCTAAGCCAGTATCTGCAACAAACAGAGACTTGGATACAGACTTGAACATCCCAAGCATCGAATTGCAAATGCGTTCGATTCCAGTAACTGCTAAGACTCGTAAGTTGAAAGCAAGCTGGACTCCAGAATTCGCTCAAGACCTTAACGCTTACCACTCTGTGGATGCTGAAGGAGAATTGACAGCTA